GCGCGGTAGATGCTGATCGTGTGCAGACCTGGCGTCGCCCCAAAGAGGGCGTCCTGGACCCAGGCAAAGGTTCCGTTGCCCGCGTTGAAGTCGCCAATGTTCCACTGGTACTGACTGGGCAGGGCGTCGTCGGTCTCATAGATCAGGGCCAGAGACAGGACGCGGGCCGGGAGCATGATGACCCCCGCCGTCCGAAACTGGAACGCGAACTGGATGTTGGCCGAAGTCGAGACGCCCGACAGGTCGCCGGTCTGCGGGACATCGACCCACGAGCCGGAATTGTCGTCGATCCCCGAGGTCCGATACTGGAGCCGGAACATATCCGGGGTCACGCCCATCGTGTCGTCGCCGAGGTTCTCCACGCAGTTGACCAGAGCCCGGTAGAACTTGGACGGCGTGGCCCCGAGGGTGATCTTCGGGCAGATGATCCGGTTGTTGACCTCGGCGTTGAAGCCGAGGTCAGCCGCCAGAGGATAGACCGTGAGCGCGTTGACGTTGGTGGTCGCTCCCTGGGAATAGATCCAGAAAAGCCAGCCGTCCTCGACCCAGATGAAGGGCACGTTGGCGGCGATGTTGCGGACGAAGATCGGGCTGTCCGTGTCCCTCAGGGCCGAAGGCAGCTGGGCCGTCAGGGCTCCGGACCGGCGGTCCATTTGCTGGCCACCGGTGTAGTAGTCCGTGATGTAGACCGTGCCGCTGGAGGCGGCGCCGGTAATCACCAGCTTGTCGAGAGAGCCCGCGACATCCAGCGCGGTAAAGGCTGCTGTGGCAACATTAGTGTTTGTGCCGCCCGGCGGAACTTCGGACATGCTGTCCGCGACAAAGGTGGTGGAGCCTGTCGTCACACTGGCGAGGGGGACGCGCAGAATGCGGGTCGTCGTGAACAGGTAGATCGAGGGGACGCCAGCGCCCGCGCCGTGGGCAAGGGTCGCCACTCGCCCATTGTTGGACTGAGAGATCGTGCCGGTCACCGCTTGGCTCCCGGTGATCACCATGTCCGAGCCGGTCAGGACCATTGCCCCCGCCGTCAGGGTCAGCGGGGCGCGGATGTTGTAGCGGTAGAGGCTGAGAGAGGTCGAAGCGCCATTGGTCGAGTAGACGTATTGCTCCGTCCACGAGGTCTTGTCCCCGAGAGCGCACCCGCCGATGGTCGTGTTGGTGACTGTGGCGGCGTCCTTCAGCCAGTAGGTGGCCTTAATCTTGTCCACCGTGGTCGCCGCTGGGATGGCCGTGGCGGGGCTCTGGAAGTCAGCCCACTGAAGGCCCTTGGTGATGAACAGACCACCGCTGGTCGCCGTGGCGTTGGTGTTGGCGTGGACCAGCATCAGGTCCTGAATGACGTAGGGTGTGCCCTCCGCGATGGTGCCTGCCGAACCGGTCAGGGTGATCGAAGTATTGGACCCGATGGCGCTGATCTGGAACCAAGTCGTGATGGCGGTCGGGTCGGTCGAACCGAACCCGATGCGCGAGCCCACCGAAAGGCCGGTCAGCCATGCCGTTCCGGTCCCGGTGACTGCCGTTCCTGAGACACCAACCGTCCCGGTCGTGTAGTTTTCGAGGATGGCTCGAAAGCCCCGGACGGTATGCGCCGTGGCGGTCGGAAAGGTCAGCGTCACCGCGCCTTGAAGCGCGTAGGTGTTGGTCGAAGGGACAAACGTCCAGAGTTGCACCCGGCGGGTCGCCGCAGCCGTCGCGCCGTCCGCCCCGAAGACCCAGAACAGGTCATCCGTGATCTGGACCGGGTGAATGTAAGCCGAGGTGATCGCCAGCGGGCTTTCACCGAAACTGGCGACGCCGAGCGGGGCCGGTCCCACGAACTTGTCGGTGTCCCCAGAGCCGAGGTTGAACTGCCCGGTGTGCTTGCCCCGGTTGATCTTGGTCGCGTCGTAGGTTCCGCCAATGGCGACCTGGTCCATAGACCCGTTGAAGACTTGTTCGACGGCAGCTTTCATTCGGGCACCTCTGAGGGGTCAATGCCGACGACCGAGGCCGCGAGGAAGGCGGCGATCGGTCCGGCGGTGTCGATCAGGCGACGGCGGACGGGCACCAGCTCGAGCAGCTGGTACACGCCGGCCGCCGTCACCTCGTAGGTCGGGGCGGCCTGGACCAGGTCGCCGACGGAAAGGCTCACGGGAAGGGACACGGGCGCGCCTCCTCGCCGGGCGTCACGCCCCTCCGGCCGTCAGGGTGAAGCTGGTCACGGTGACCTGCTGACCCAGGGCGACCGAGGTATTGTCGAGGGTCATGTCCGTGCCGGCCTGGACGAAGGTCCAGGTCACGGTTCCGTCGGTGATCGACGCGCCGGTTCCGGTCGGGCCGCCGGACGCGGCTGAGGTGCCCGCCGTGGTCACCCGGTAGAGGTTGCCGCCGTTGTGCGCCTGTTCGCCCAGGGCGTAGGCCCGGCTCCCGGCCCAGGGGGCGGAGACCAGGCCCTGCATCCGGCAGGTGGCGCCGGACTTGATCCGGAAATGCCCGGCCAGGCCCCCGGCGTCGGCGCTGAGGTCCTGCCAGGCGCCGCTCAGGCCCTTGGAGCCGGAGGCGGCGTTCGCCAGCCAGTCCGCCGGCAGGGCCAGGGTGGCCAGCACCGTCCCGGTGTCGGCCGCCGCGCAGTTGGCCGGCGGCGCGCCCGAGCGGATTTCCAGGGTGGGGGAAGCCCCGATGGTCGTCTCGAGGGCGTCGAGAGCGGCGTTACGGGACGCGACGTCGAATTGAAAGGACATGGGGGATCAGCTCCGGTTCAGAACAGAGAGGAGGGTCAGGGGGGTCAGGTTCCGATCAGCTCGAAGAGCCAGCCGACCTGGCCGCCGGCATGGGTGACCGACGTGGTGAAGGTCAGGCTGCCGCCGGGGTAAACGGACGACGAAATGTCCCCCAGCCATTTGGGCCCATACAGGCTCTGGGAGACCCGGGTGGTCCAGTTGGCCGGGGCGCTCCAGCTCCCCGCCCCCGACCCGTGCTCGCTGAGAACGGCCAGGAGGCGGCTGGACTGGGCGGACAGGGACGGCGCCGAAAACACCAGGGTGGCGGCGTTGGCCGCCGAGACCTGGGTCTGGGCCGCCACCACGGCGGTCGCGCCCCGGTAGGCCGCCCATTCCGCCGGACCCGTGTTGGATCCGCCGTTGATCGTAAAGGTCGCGCCGACGTCGCCGGCCGTCATCTGGCGGTAGAAGAGGGTGCTGGTGGAGTTCCCGGCGTTCACCAGGGTCAGCCGCGTCCAGGTTCCGCCGGAGCCGCCGGTGACGCTGGTCGCGCTGACGCCGTCGGCGACGACAAACATCCAGTCCCCGACGGCCAGGCCCGCCGGGGTAAAGGAGAAGGTCGAGCCGGGGAAGGACCCGTTTCCGCCCGTGACGTAGCTCACGCTCGAGCTGAAGGACGAATAACTGAACGCCCCCGCCAGGGTCCCGCTGCCGGCCGGGCTGGTGACGACGATGTCGCGGGCGCTCCCGGTCCCGGCCGGGGTGACGCAGGTCACGCTGGTGGAATTCACCACGGTCACGCTGGTCGCGGCCACGCCGCCGATGGTCACGCTGGTCACGCCCGCCAGGTTCGAGCCGGAGAGGGTGATCGTCGTTCCCCCGGCCGGGGGGCCGGAGGCCGGCGACACGCTGACCGGGTTCGGCGGCAGGGCCGGCGGGGTCGTCGGCAGGGTCACGGCCGCCACGATGGGCGCCAGGACGTTGAAGACCGTCGGCAGGAGCTTGGCGTCCACCGCCGCCTCCGCCGGGTGCAGGCCGTCAGGGGTGTCGGTGTAGTTGGGCGTGCCCCAGACCGTCCGGATGTCGATCAGGCCGCACCCGTTCGCCGCCGCGAAGTCCCGGTCGTTCTGGTAATAGGCCTCCAGGTTCGGCCGCAGCGTCAGGTCCGGGACGCCGTTCATGGTCATCAGATAGATCAGCATGACCGGGTTCACGGCCCGCAGGGCGTTGACGATGGTCAAGAGGTTGGTCGTCGCCTGGGCGATCGAGATGCCGTTCGCCGTGACCGCGTCGTTGATCGAAAACTCGATCAGGCAGATGTCGGGCCGATGGTTCCGGGGCCGGTCGATATTGGCCACGCCCCAGGCCGAGGTCTGGCTGCCCTGCCCCACGTCGTAACAGATGACCCGCCGCCGGGCGACGCCGTTCAGCTTGTTCTGCAGCTTGATCGGCCAGCTCCCCGACAGCCGGCCGGTGGTCAGGCTGGTCCCGAAGCAGGCGATCCCGACGGGTCGCTCGATCACTGGTACTGGCCCCGGTCGTCGGTCCAGCCATAGAGTCCCAGGGCGATGATGTCGTTCACGTTATCCGAGTGGGTGTAGACCTGGCCGTTCGCGTCGCACCAGACGTCGCCGTCGAAGATCCCATAGGAGCTGTCGGTATTCGCCTGGTCCTTGTAGATGGTCCGCCGGATCTGGGCCCGCTTCAGCGTCGCCAGCTGGGGCACGCCCAGGGACGGATCATAGATGCCCGAGAAGGTCACCAGCTGCGATCCGTTCTGGCTCTGCAGGTAGACCCGCAGCTTCAGGGGCACGCCCTTGGGGCAGACCAGCTGGCGGAGATAGGGCCCGGCGCCGTTGGCCACGCCGGCGAAGTCCGCCGTGCGGTCGTACAGCTCAATATAGTCGCCATGCTGGGTGAACTTGCGGATGAAACCGCTGGCGTTCGTCAGCACCGCGCCCAGCCGGCGGAAGGCCCCGTAGCCTGAAGGCAGGGTCGGGTTGGTGGCCGACGTGCTCATCAGCACGTCCAGCGCCCCGTCGGACGTCCGGCGGATCAGGTGGACCCAGTAGCCGGTATTGGCCGCGACCGAGCCGGTGTCCAGGGCGCCCGCCCCCGTGCCGGCCGCCCAGGCCTGGTCGAGGCGCTTCACCAGGCCGGTCGTCAGGCGCAGGTCGAAGCTGTCGGTGCTGTCCCGGGCCTGGCCGGTCGAGATCGTGATGTGGGTGTTCGGGTTGGTCCCGTCATTGGCCAGGTTCAGGTTGGTGATCGAGCCGCGGGCCATGGGCGGCGGGCCGTCCAGCTTAGACTTGTCGGCGGCGCTCATCACGCCGGCCTCGCTCGAGGTCGCCGCCGGCAGGACCGCGTCGGTCCCGGTGTCCGACAGGACCGTCACCGAGCTCGCGGTCCGGCTGAAGGTCAGGTTGGTGGAGCCCCCCCCGCCGCCGCGCCGGCCTCGGTCGCGGTCGCCGCGCCCAGGGTGACGTCCGCCCCGGTGTCGGAAATCACCGTCACCGAGGTCGCCGTCCGGGTGGAGGTCAGGTTGGTCGGGGCCAGCCCGTCGAGCTTGACCTTGTCGGCCGCCGTCATCACGCCGGCCTCGGTCGTGCTGGCTGCCGGCAGGGTGGCGTCGGCCCCGGTGTCCGACAGGACCGTCAGCGCGGTCGCCGTGCGGCTGAAGGTCAGGTTGGTCGTCCCGACGCCGCCGCCGGTCGGAATGCCGTTCAGCTTGGACTTGTCGGCGGCCGTCATCACGCCGGCCTCGGTCGTGCTGGCCGCCGGCAGGGTGGCGTCCGCCCCCGACGACGACAGGACCGTCAGCGTGGTCCCCGTCCGGCTGAAGGTCAGGTTGGTCACCCCCGCCGCCGCCTGCAGGACGGCCAGGGTCTTGGCCAGGCTGGGGAAGGGGACGGGCGTCCCGTCGGGCGCCGTGGCGATGTAGTACCCGTCGTTGTTCGGCCCCCCCGTCGCCGTGCCGGTCAGCCAGTCCAGGCGCGAGGCGGTCTCGGCGTTGACCCGGTTCAGGGCCTCGGTCAGGCGATAGGCCAGGTCGGCGGGGATGGCGTCCCCTCCCCCCAGCCAGTCGGTCAGCTGGGCGGCGAAGGTCGCCTTGAAGCTGGTCGCATTGGACAGGGTCACGCCCTGGGCGGCCAGGGCGTTGACATAGTCGTTGGCGAACTGGGTCGTGGTCAGGCTCATCAGATCCCCGCGTGGCGAAGGGCCAGGTCGATGAAGGCCGGGCGAAGGTCAGGGGCCCGGGGCGCCCCGCCGGCGGCCCGCACGGCGTCGTCGAAGTCGGTCAGGGTCACGCCGGCCAGGGCCGCGAAGGGGGTGGCCGCGAAGGGCGAGGCGGTCAGGTCGCGCAGGATCTCGCCCGGGGCCAGAGAGGTGAAGCTGGCCGCCAGGCTGGTCGGGTGGCCCTCGACCAGGCCCCGCAGGCGTCCGGCGTGAAAAACCGCGATCCTCACTTCTTCAGCTCCGTCAGCATGATCTCGTTGACGTTCGAGGTCAGGGTCCCGCTCGCGCCCGCAGGCACGTCCAGCTCGATCGTGTAGGTGTGGGTGCCGGCCCCTGGGGTGTCGCGCAGCAGGCCGCCGAGGCCGTCCTGGAAGGGGCCCTTCATGTTCGAGCGCGCGGACGACCGCAGCAGGGTTCCGTTGCGGTAGACATTGGCCCGCAGGCCGCCGTTGAAGCTGGCGTTCAGGCCGACCTGGCAGTCGTAGCCCACCTGGACCGGGCCGCCGACCGTGGTGATACTCAGGCTGATCACCTGCACGGGCGTGGCGCCGATGGGCGTGATCGGGTTGGTCGAGGCCGAGACCTGGGTGGTCACCGCCCCGCCCACCAGGCTGTCGGTCACGATGGAATTGGCGGTGACCCGGTCCACCCGGAAGTTGGTCGCCCGCACCTCCCCGCCGACGATGGTCAGGGGGAAGACGTTCACCGCCCCGTTCGAGAAGGCGATCTGGTCGGCCTGGAAGGCCAGGGTCGAAACCGTCGGGCCGACCGCCGCCTTGATGCCGGCCACCTGGCCGTTGGCGTTCAGGGCCAGCACCCACTCCGCCGAGATCCCGTTCACCGAGCTCTGCAGGGTGGTGATCGAGGCGGTGTTCCCGCCGACCGTCGTCGAAAGGCTCGACAGGCTGGAGGCCAGGGCGCTGTCGCCGCTGGCCCGGGCCGACACCTCGGCGGCGATGGACGCGCTGTTCTCCGCCTGGGTCGCGGCGACGCCGGTGCGGTACTCCGCCAGGGTCTCGGTCGCGCTGACCTTGACGGCGGTCTCGTTCAGGACGAAGGCCGACCCGCCGTCCGTCACCTGGCCCAGCAGGTTCAGCTGGCCGATCACCGAGACGTCGCCGTCGGTCCAGCTGGTGTTCTCGTCGATCAGGATCTTCTTGACCGGCTGGCCGTTGTGAAGGGTCGCCTGGTAGGTCAGGCCCCGCTCGTCCACCAGGCGGTTGAAGCTCTCCAGGACGGCCTGGTTCAGCTGGCGGCCCTGCTCGACCACATAGGCCAGCTGGCTGGTCAGTTCCTGCGGGGTCAGGCCGTTGATGTCGGTGATGGCGCCGGGCACGCTCAGGGCGCCCGTCGTCTTGATCCCCAGGTCCAGGCCCGTCAGCCCCTCGGCCTGCAGGGCCGTGCGATAGCGGATGCGGCAGTGATAGTCGCTGGAGGGCAGGAGGCCCCGCACCTCGATCCGCCGGATCTGCGGCGAATGTTCGGAACTCATCCAGTCGCCGAAGTTTCCGCCGCCGAGGCTCAGGCGCGTCTCGGCGATGACCCGCGTGACGTTCGGGTCCTCGACCTCGCCGGCGAAGACGATCGCCGGCTGGGTCGAGCCGTCCGGGCCGGTCAGGGCCGTGCCCGTCGCCGTCCAGGAGCCCGCCGCCACCACGGTCGACTGGTTCGGATCGTAGCCGCTCAGGCCCGGCGTCGCCGGCGGCGACAGGCTCGAGCCCAGGGCGAAGGCGTGCTTGCCGTCGGTCTCCGAGACCAGGGTCAGGGTGGTGACCAGGGTCGCCGGATCGCGCTGGCGGCGCAGGATCAGCATCTTCTGGCTGACCAGGCCGAACTCCGGCTCGTTCACCGTGATGCAGTCGCCGGGCTTGTAGCCCATCCAGGCGGGCTTGCAGGGCAGGACGACCGGCTGAAACTCCCGGCTGTTCTCGATGTCGTAGCGGGCCAGCTGGGCCGCCTGAACCGGCGACTGGACCAGCGGATACTCGATCTCGCGGGAGCGGACCTTGCCGCCGTCCGCCGTAATGTGCGCGGCCACCTGGATCGGGGCGTCGGTCGCGACGATCTCCCAGCCCTGGGCTTCCTCGCGGTACTTCGGCCAGACCGTGTTGATCCGGCTGCGCCTCGAGGGCGTCCCCGTGATCTGGGCCTCGCCGACCACGTCGGCCCCGGTCAGGGTGGCCAGGGAGGTCCGGGGCGTCGAGACGAGGCAGCTGATCTTCGCCCCCAGGCGCATGGGCCGGCCGGCGCCAGCCTGCAGCATGGCCTTGAGGACTTCCCACTTGTCGTCGGTCGAATAGACGACCCCGCCGAGCTTCCAGTTGTTCGCGGCGGCCACGTTCGCCCCCTCGACAAAGGCGGCCATGTCGATGGC